CTTGACTAACAATCGGAGTCGTATTCACTTGATTGCCTTTGAGATAGTTCTGCACATTCGCAAGAACATTCTGGCCTTCAGCTCGGCGACTTGTGGCTATGTCATTGAGTTTCAATGTCCTATTAGCAGTCTCAGAGGCCCGCGCAGTATTCATAAACCTCTGGAATCCAGGTAGTAAATGTGCCTGTTCTTGCGACATCGGAGTGCCACGTGAAGCATTAAACTTAGCTGAGTTCATTGCTTCAGTATTTGCAGTATCGGCAAGGTTTAGATTAGACAACGTGGAAAGCGAATTAACAAGACTATCCCACTCAGAGCCGCTTGTCTGCGGAGTCTGCATATACCACGGCAAACCCTCATTTGAACCATTCATTAAACTAGTTTGCCAACCTATAGCTTGATTATAGGCGGGCTTTTGTGCTTCTAGTTGCTGGTTAGCCCATTCAAGTTGCGGAACCTGATATTTGTTATACTGTTCTCTCTGCCAGTCTAGTTCTGACTGTTGCTGATTCGTTGCCTTGTTAGCCGACTTTGCGCTAGACAATGCCCCGACAACACTCAACACATCTCCAACAACAGGAATAGCCTTAAATATACTCTTCCAAAAGCTCATATCTATACCTTCCTCCCATGCTCCGTGTATTCATAGACATAACCCTCAAAGACCATTCGTCTAGTGAATAACCCAGTCCATTCTAACATCAATGCCGAGCCTTCGGCTGTTAGGTATCCCATATCAGCGTATACACGCCCTCCTTGGACCGTAGAAGCCACTGTTGTAGCCGTAGTCGTATCAGAGGCGGTAGTCTCTTCTCCATTCGTATAAACCGAAGCAGTGATTGATTGGTCAGCACTTGGTTTATCAAAACAAAGCGTAAGTCTGCCTCCATGCTTTTCGTAATATAGCCTTTCAAGTTCTGTTGGAGCTTGAATCAATCCCGTTCTGTGGAAACATTCAACCCCGGTTTGTGTCGATGGTGTCCAATAGGTATATTCTCCGGTCTTTGCATGGAGTCTCCATACAAACCCTTTTTTCGAGTCTCCGTAATATAGTTCCTGGTTATCACCCGGCCCATCCCACACAGACAAACAATACGCCTCACAAGGATATGTTGTAGTCCCTATCTCGGCAAAAGTGCCGGTAGGAATATGTAGCAACATCATTCTATTTGGAACTGTAGAAGGTGTCTGACACCACGTAAATACATAGTAGTCGCGCCAGAACACACCATCGCATAACAAGAAGTAGTCTGCCGTCGAACTTCCTGCCGTCACCTGGTCAGCGAACGGATAACGACAAGGCGGGAATACCTTTTCATAACATCCTTGCGGAACCGATGCACCAGAAGGTTTTAACGTCGGGCCATTACGAGATAACCATACTAACGTGCCAAGACAGTTAGCGGCACAATTTGAACTAGCAATACCTCCGGCCCATGCCTCTTCTCGTCTATGCTCAGTCCAATCTTTACCCCACCACTGGAAAGCCCTGTTTGCGCTCTGAATCAACAGGTTAGAACCAGTTGCACCAGAATCAGAAAATGAACCTGAGTCTGGAATGATAGACAATATCTTGGTTCCGGGGTCGCCATAGTCTACAAATCCACCAAGAGTAGGGTCAGTATAAGTTGGTTCATTGTATCCAAACTCATACAACGGCCAGTGTTCAGGGTCATTGATTGTAGACTTGTACTTTCTGTTTTTATATGTAGAATCACCCCACGCATACAATGTACTATTGAATGTCTGTAGATTGTACACTCCAGTAGGAGCGGCATCATGATCGTAAGACACAGCGTCACCCAAATTAGCATCTGACACGGAACTATCAGGGTATACAATAGATGTGCCAGCCGCAGGCCAAGGCCTTGTTGCTATAAAATAAGGAGTTTCATCTGTTCCATCCACAACACGATATATATTCACATAATCGGCCTGCCTATCACATCCTGTCATTGTCATTGTTACAATAGGATAATGGCCAACAGCAACGGTTATGGCTGCGCATTCAAGTGATGGGTTTGATTCTGTATTCGTAATGGAGTTATATAAAGTGAAGACATATTTTGTTGTTCTAGCGGGTAATGCTGTACTGCTACCTTGTATTGTGATAACAGGTGCATTAACAAAGGCGTATATTGAAGCATCCTGAGTGCCATACGGTAGCGCATTAGTCAGTGATGCATCTGCTGTCATATCAGAATAATACAATCCTGAACCAGCAATTTTATAACCTGGGTTAATCAACTGATCTGCAACGTGATAATAAGTAGAACCTCCTGCCTTTGTCCTATATACCCTTAAACGATCACCAGTAACAAAGGTATGTCCACTCTGCAAGATCATATCAACAAAAACAGCTTGACCTAATGTCACTGATGCAGAAGCAGAAGCAACCGCAGTAGCCGACTCTTTTCCACTTATGGTATTGTAAACAACGCATTTATATAAATGCGCTCCAGTGTCCACCAAGAACGAGGAGGCTTGGTCTGTTACAGTGGGAACAATTGTCGGTGACTGAATTCCAGCGTTGTGCATCCGAACTATGATATAATCTGCTTTGTCGGCAGGCGAGAACCCCGCCGTGCTTTGTCCATTGCCGGTTAATGTTATCGATGTGTTAGAGCCTACAGCCGATACCTCGTAAGGCCCATACCATATATGTGGTGAAGTTGCACCATTGCCATAGTAAACCTTATCACCTGGCAATACCGAAGTAGTCCATGTTGTATCAGTTCCAGTAAGTGTAGTGTTTCCGGTACAAGCAACTGTTCCTACATTGTAGTAGAACCCGTCCCACCTATATAGTCCGTTTGCAGCTATGTAGCATCTGCCGTTCATAGAAGCGAATCCAGCCTGGTTAGTATCTCCGACTGTATACAAGATAGGCATAAAATACCCGATCTCGATAGTCGAAGCCGCAGGTATTGCAGGATGATTACCGACAGTCAGCACACCAGTAGTTGCGTTCTTTGCAGTATATGCAAGTTGATAAGGTGTGGTGTCACCAGATGATGGCGTTACTAAAAGTGTACCAGAGCCTGGAAAGGTTTTTATATTGGCCGTAGTCGTTAATGTAAGCGATGTATTGTTGAGAGTACACACGTTCACGAGTTCTGTTTGTTTCAAACCCAACCATACATACTCACCACATCGAGCCAGTAACCAACCTTGCTTTGTTGTTGCCGTAGTGTCATTAACAGTATGTCCAGTCTTGTAAAATCGGTACATACTTTTTACTGGAGTATCCGCAATTATCTCTGTCTGACTAAATAGATTGCGTCCATCAATAGAACATAGATTACCTTCGATATGCAAAAGATTCTGTTGCTTAGAACTCTCAGATACATCGACGCGCTCAGGCGAGTTTCTGTTAAGCCCTCCACTGAATACGGTAGCTACAGATTTAGGCATTCTACCAACCCTCCAAATTAACACCGGAAAACATCTGGGATAGTTGAGTCACACAGGCATAGATTACTACGCCATTGCCATCATAGTTTGCGTTGGTCACAACAAGATCGTTTCCCGATACCGTAAACACCGGAGCACCATAAGCAACACTGTCCACATTCCTCATCGGGCCAATCACCGCAGGAGTAGAAGAGGTTCCAGTAGTGAACAGGACATAGCAGTTGTACGCATATGTCCCAGCCGTATTACGTAACTTAACAAACACCCCAAGGCATTTACTGTCGTTGGTAACTATAGCGGTAGGGCCAGAATATGTCTGTTCGGGAAGAACATATGGAGCATTCCATCGAGTAGTAGCACCATTCCAGTCATCGGCAACACCATTATCGTACGGGCCATGTATTCGAGTTCTTGAAGTGCAGTGTGCCACATCGTCTCTGACTGCACCAAATACTGTAACATCGCCTATATAGGTATCTTTACCAGTTGCTAGATTTACCCTATCGCCTCCACCTTTTCCTGCCGAAGTCTCGATAGTGATATTGCCATAGAACGTAGGTTTGTAGTCCGCGTCTGAATCAACAAGAATAAGTGAACAAGCCGTATATGCCCATACTCGGCAGTCGAGCGGAGCGTTATAAACAATGCAGTGTGCTCCGATCTTTACCAGATTCCCACCAGAAGGCACATTGCTTGTACAGTCCATCATGCCTGAACCGTGGAACGAACCAGTAGGCGTTCCTGTCTCTCTTGTATATTCCAAATCAACCAAACAGTTGACAGTGAAGTCCGACCTACGAGCTACGCAACATTCTGTAAACGTGCCACCTGACTTACAATGGAACCATATGCCTACGGCGTTCGTATCGAACTTACACTCATCGATGGATACCCCGCCTTGTCCATCGAGTTCAATTGCAACAGATGTCGCCGAACCAGAAAACTTGATTCCTATTATAGATGCTTGTGCTAGTGAACCGGAACCGCCAGTATATACTATAGCGGCCTTCTTGCTGTCGAAGTCATAGATCATTTCTGTGGTGTAAGCTCCGGCTCCAATTAGATTAGGCCCGTAGAACTCTCCGCGCGTCACTTTGAGTGAGTCCGTGATTCTAAACTTACCCTCTAATAGGATATTGGCACGACCAAGAATCTTAGCCGCGTTTATGGCTGACTGAATAGCTCCTGTATCATCAGCCACTCCGTCACCTACCGCGCCGAAGTCCTTGACATTGAGTTGGTCATAAATCTTAGAGGACAGTTTTCTCCCAACCGCCCCAATAGCGTTTATGATAGTCCATATAAGCCCTGAACCTTGGTTATAGTCAGTTCTATTTTGTAGTTCTACAGGAACACTCATTGATGAAAATGCTCTCCATAAAGCGATGTATCCATTTGCATAGGTGCTATATTATCGCGTCCTAATGAACCAATATAAGTCTTTACTCGCTCGACACCATTCCAAAAATCTTTTAGATAGATGCTTGCCCTTCCTTCTTGGGGTTGTCCGTATAGATCGGATACTTGAGATAAGGCCGCTGCACCAATAGCCAAAACATTCGCAAACTGGTCAGGCAAAGCAATCACAATATCAGAATCTGCGTTCATATCAATCGGTTTTCCTCCGCCAGTAACTTCTAATGCACCTCCTACTTCAACAGTGACATTAGTTGTGGCAGGAATAGCACCCAACAGGACGTGAGTAACTGTCTGCATCCTTTTAGGGAAATAACTGAATGATTGCAAAGGAACTTGAACCAACGTCTCAGTAGCAGGAATTGTATCAATGGTTATATCCGATGCTGTACGAGCGGTTACAATATAAGTAGCATGTGCGGCTGATGGAACTATTGAGATAATCTCGCCCCAGTCGGTTTTAGTAGTAGTCACAGGAACAGTCGTGCTTGTCGAAGTAAGTGCTATCCCTGTTTCAGTTACTACATTATTAGTGCCAAAAGTAGTGCCTATCACGGACACTGTTCTTGTGTCTCCAGTAGTCGCCCATAGTTCCACAGCGCCGTTTTGAGGCTGTGCATCACTCTTTGCCCCAGGGAGAGCCACACAACAGTCCGAAAGCGCGTTCCCGCTAACGTCAGTGCCTACTAATGCTATTATAGACTGACTAGTCGTGTTGGCATAAACCCTTGGTTTAGCTTTACCTGTTTCACAAGTTGTTGTTATTAAGGATATTCCGGCAGTAGTAGCCGCAGGAGCAATTGTAGTAATAGTAGCGTTTGCTGAAGCCTCTCTTACCGTAATAGTTCCAGTGCAAGCGGCTGATAGCTCAACGCCAAGTATATATCCCCAATCGGTCTTTGTTGTTGTTACTACCGTTGTTCCATTAAGCGTTACTGTTTCCTTAACAACTGTATTTGTTCTGAATGTGGTACCATATATATCTACTGTAGCGGTTGTATCGGACGTATCACTTGATACGAGTTCAACTGCATCATTCTGTGGTTGGTTTGTAAATCCGGCTCCTGCCGTGGCTGTAAGTATAGACGTGCCTGGCAACACAGTACGTGTTGGAGGAGGATTCAATTTCAACTGTTGACCATCACATACGTATTCAGTAGGATCGCTTGCTTCTGATTCTTCCATCTCGAACATATCAGCAGAATCAAGTTCTACACCATCCCATGCAACCTCGAAAACCCCATAGCAAAAATCGTTTGGGAGAAGAACAGTAGGATTATTCCCAGTTACCGGCAACTCGAACTTACGTCGAAAATAACCGGTTTCTTGAGCAAGAACATCTTTTGCCTCGTTTATCTGCCTATTCCACCACAGCTTCGAGAACTTGCCAGATGCACGAACAGACTGTTCATCTATTTTATCCATAGCCATTTGTCTTATATCGGCAAGTGTTTTCATCCTCTGCTCCTATGTTTTGAACCCAATCCATATCTGAATCTGAAATAAGGTGCTCCACCTATGCCTTTTTCAACGTCTACGGAAACGGTAATAACATCCACTAGAAATGGCCCGCTTTGTCCAGCATAAGTAAACCTAAGTCTTACTTCCAATAATGGGTCATTAAGTTGAGTTGCTGTTACAGAATCAACTCCTAACAAGTCTAGTGCATGAATCGCATAAACTGCACCAATAGCCTCTGTTCCACTAGCTGAAGCTATCTGTGTTCCATCTGTTAGTAACAATGTCTCCCATGCTACGTTTCCAGGCGCTCCACTTCGGATTTCTGTTAATAATTCAGCCGATGCTACAGTATTGCTTATCGTATCCCCAGAAAATCCAGATAAACTTAGCCAATCGGATGATTGGCCGGAACTAAGAACCACAGACGCTCCGGTATCATTATCAGTTAAGGCTTCACTTGGGCCGAGCCAATCTACTCCCGCTCCTGAAATATTAGCGGCCACAGTTGGAGTTCGTAAAAGACTAAGTATCACTTTGTCCTCCGAACTAGCCAAATAGTTCTATAGAAAGTCTATCTGCGGCCCCTCCAGCAGTCAATGTTGCTGTATTATATACGGCCCAAGTTAGATACCTACATCCAAATATAGAGTTCTCAGGCCCACCATCCGCACCCTTATCGGTCAACACAATAGGCCCACCACTTCCAAGGATAATTCCGTATTGTCCGAAGGTTGCAGTCGTGCTATTCGCCATATCGCCCCACAGCAACTTCTTTATCCTACTGTAACAACGAGTGGTATAAACTCCAGCAGTATTGCTCGTAAGCTCCTCTCCATCTGTACCATCCGGCACTGTAGGTTCACCATAAACCCCAAGGAGTTTAGTCCCTGCACTTACATCTGTGTATACTGGTAAACCAAAAGCACTCTGCATGTGAACCGGTACATCTGTTACTCCAGCAGAAGTAGTGCCAGCAGCAATGGCCTTTATTGCCTGATCTCCTGACTCTTCCGAGAGTGTTACAGTGCCAGCACAAGCAGCACTAAGCTCAATGCCGAGCACTGACTGGAAATTACCAGAACCAGCTTCATAGGGGTATGTAGAGCCTATTACTGTCTTTGTGGTACCTTTAAGCCTGATTCGATATGCTTTTACTGCACCACCAGTCGCAGTTGTAGCATAGACGATTATATCTTGAGTAGTGTCTGCCGTTGAAGACGAAGCAACATAAAGAGTAGTAGTGCCTGCTGGCTGATTAGCAAATGCGGCATTTGTGGTTGTACAAGCAATAGCATTACCCCACTTAGTTTGGCTTGCAGAACTAAATACATCAGTAGCCGAACCCTTTGTTGGTTGAAGCAAAACAGTATATGAAGAATTGGTTCTCATATCTGCTTGCACTACAAACTTACGCCACTTTTCGCCAAGGTCTACTATGCCCTGTGATGCACCGCTAAGTGAAACGTTCTTTGAACCAGCATATACACTTGGTATCATAATTACCTCCTAAACAGAGCCTTTCGGCTTGGCTTTACAATAGGTAGGCTTGTCATAACATCTATCGCAGACAAGCCTACCATGTAACGTGCGAAGTTCTCCTAGTTCGTAGTTGCCACCGCACTGATCGCAAACCTTGATCTTAACTCCGATTGGTGGAACTCTACGAACTCTCATTACTTTTCCCCTATGAAACGTTCCCACAAATCAAGATGATCTATGGTCAACTTATTCTCGGAATCCAGTCTATTCAAGGATTCTACTATCAATTCATTACCAATCTCGCCGATGTGAATATCAACTTCACGTTCAGCAGATTTATCCCACATTACATTACTTCCCTCAGACTTAACCTTAAACTCAATGACTTCTTCTTCATTGAACAACAAATCAGTACGAAGGGACTGTATGGTCTTCATCGTACGGAAGTTGCCCTCCGCAGGAAGAATACTTGATAACATAATCCTATCTTTTACTGAAAACAACATGGTTAATGACTCCTAAGCAACTGAGTGTAACCTGATATATAGTGTCTCAGAACCAACAAGAAGTTTCAGGCAATGCGGAGCGGCAGCGGTGGTGTCTCCACCAGCCACAATCCAGTCACAACCAGTAGAGTTCACTGTCGTATCCCAAGCCGACAGAGCCATGAAGTTAGTCGCGTCGCCTTGCACCCGAATCATCGAATGCGGTTTGAATGTAGAGATTGAGTTGGTTATGGAAACCAAGTCAACGTAAGTAGGAGCCGCAGTTATCGAGTTAGCATGTGCAGATGAACCAGCATCGGCCCAAAGCGCGGTTATCGCTCCCACATTCGCTGTATACTCAGTTGCACCGCTAAAGTCTAACTGTCCTAGAAGCGCGGAAGCCCATATCTGGCTTCCAGTGTTGATATGAACCGTACCAAGTGCAAGTTTGCCTTGAACACCGTAGAAATATGCGTTTCCAACCGTATGCCCTGACATAGTAACTATGCCTCGAACGCCAGTTGAAAGATGGCTAGCAGTCATCGCGGTTCCACTTGCAGTTACTGATCCTACAATAGCCCTAACGGTAGTGTCAGCCGTTGCATTAGCAACTGAAACCGTAGATGTTCCTGCCTGCGTTGTTGCTCCGGTAACATCGAGGATTCCAGTAATTCTTACAGTAGCCTCAGTGATGTTAAGGATGGATGCACTCGACGTATTATCAAGTGTTGCACCACCAGCAAGTGTTAATATACCGGTATCAGTTGACGATAATGCGGCTGTTGGAGTAGTTCCAATATCATCTGTATCTACTGCGTAAATCGCCCAAACAGTATCACCGGATGCGTCTCCGTGTTTGGTACTAGGGACTATAGATACATTCTCAAGTCTTGTTCTTGTTTTAGTCGGTCTTGCCATTTTGTTTACCTCCTGTATGGGGAGTGGGTTAGAACCCACTCCCCTCATGGCCTATCTATCCGGTTGAACCATCCCATCCATTACCAGAGTTGATACAACCTGCTCCGAGTCGGAACTGACCTTTATATCGGCGGTCGCCATTGTCAAAGACGTTATCCCTATCGAACCAGGGTTTCTCACGCCATATAGCAACGGTATCTATACCCTTGCCACCAATCTTACTAGATTTACCAGCATTAACGAACCAAGAATCGGTATCAGTAAGCCTAGACCAGACCTTGATCGTCATACCGTTATGAAGGGTATTTGGGGTCTGAGTATTCAAGTAAGGAAGTGTTGGACTTCCAAGTATCTCACGTGCTGTCTGTTCTCCGTCTATAGGAACAACCAAGGTATCATATTTGAGTTGGTACTGCTGACCTCTTGCACCAACCATCTTCATACCTCGGACTTTAGCAGCCTGAAGCGAAGTTACGGAAAGGTCGCACTGCGAGGACGGAGTATTAGCCCAAGTCCCACCTGAAAGAACAGGATGGTCAGTTGCAAGCATATACTTACTATCGCCACCACTCATCCATGGTGCAAACGCGGTGGTTGCAGCAACGGAAGCGATTCCCGCGTTAAATGGTTGAGCCATCAGTATTTCTACTGTTTCGCGTCCCATCTGTGCAAGAGAATCTGCTGTCTGCGAACCGATTATCCCTGAAAGATCATCTTTCCATGTCTCATACTCAAGTGTGAATCCGCTAGCATATGTAGCAGGAGTAATAGTCGTGTCGTACCCTTGGAAGATTCCATCATAAGTGATGTTCTCGCCAATAGGCTTCAGTACCCAAGTGCCAAGACCAGAGATACATGACCATCGTTTGTCTTGTTCATTGATACTCTCAACGTTGTAGTAGTCTTCAAACTCGTGTGTTGGTTCTCCATAACCCTGCATCCATCTTCCGACAATACGACGGTCGTAAGAGTCGGCAAACGAGGCTTTTTGTATCCTTGTAGGTGTAGGTTGTGCCATTGTTTTCTAGCCTCCTTATACGTCTAATTGCAATCCCTGATGGGACGGCACGCCGCTCTCATAGAATACTGGTAGGTGTTTCACATACACGTAAATGTACTGCGAGGTGCTTTTGAGTTCAGGGACTTCAACGATGCCCGTAATAAGCACCCTAGCGTTATCCTGTGCATCCAAATCCACACCTGTTCCATAACTTATGGAAGAGTCGGTTTCGGTGACGGTCATGGTCTGCAAGTTATACATGCCACCTATCAACAAAGCTACGGAAGCCGGATCGGTGTCAGCAGCCGTATCATCGAATACCGTCATTAAGTATTCGTCGTGGCTATTGGCTGGCATGATGCGGATTTCTGAGCCTGTGGTTCCTGTGGCGTCAACGAGTGCATAGCCTGCAATGGGGCCGTCGTCTCCAGTAAGTCGTTCAGTAACTGCCCCTGCGTTCAAATACACCATGTCCCCTGCCTTGAAGTCCTGACTTGCGGCTTCGAGGAATGGACGTCGAGTTGCTGGGTTGATGAGTTCTGGTATTTCAGTCAATCCAGAACGGGATCGAATCCATCGTGGTGATCTGAACTTAAGTCCAGTTGAGCTATTGGTCAATGCTTGTGGTGATCTTGCCATATTCTGTTACCTCCATTCGTGATAATGCGTCATACAAAATCACTCCAGTGGTAACAGGGTTACTATCATGCTCGCTTAAGGCTTTGCCATAGCTGGGGCCTTCTCACGACTGATTAGCACTTGGCTGTTCGTGGGGTGTCGGATATGGGATACTTGGCCGATCTCCGGGGCATCCCATATCCTGCCGTTATTTTATTTTTAAGTTATCCACTTAGCCGATCTAGTCGGGGTGGTATCTATCCTGCACTTCCAGGAATAGTATACGAGTCTTCTCCTTCTTTGAGTTCCATCGTGACATTTTGCTCTGGGTTCTTTACCCCAAGCCTTCCTGCCGTATCTATCATACTATCTTTTTGGTTTTTTAGAAAGTGTTTATAAAAATAGTTCTTGTCTTCCTGATTCTGATCTCCGATAGACTTCGGACGTTTGCAAAGAATTGTATCGACGTTCCGCAAGAACCTATCAGTATCATTACCTTCAGCATAAGGACATTGAACCTTTTTGTCAACTTCCCTATCAAGTGGTTGCCATCCTTGGCCTGCCGCTTCTGCACGTCTAAGAGGAACGTCTCTTATCCATCTCGTATCCCATTCAGCCCAAAAAGACTTAGGGGCTTTGACTATAGTTCTATCCACCGGCTTTTGTCGTTCTCTAAACCTCAATACTTCCGGTGGATCAAGCGGTACTTTCTTCTTAGGAAAAGCCATTTATCTACCTCCACCAATACTTGCACCGTTGCCAAGTGCCATGTATTGTTCATCAGTCATTCCAAGTTCTGCTGCAACCTTTCGATCTTCATCCGTCATATCAACGCTTTGTACCTGACTTGGTGCAGATGAACCACCTATACTAGCCGCACCGCCAATTGCCGCCAATCTCCGACGTTCCTGTTCGACTAATGCAGGGTCAATGGTAGTCGGTTTAGGAATGACTGCTGTAGAAACTCCGCGTCGTTGCCTAGCAGCAAGTGAGAGGTCTTCAATCAACTGCGGCACCTGTGCTTGAGCCTGAACAAGTGTCATTCCATATTGAGTTTGAAGCCTTGCGGTTACCTCCGGGCCAATATCCTTCCAGTCATCGACCTGTTGACTGATAGAACTCTGTGTGAGATTGCCAAGGAGCGGCATAAGCCCATTTATCGCAGTTGCTACACCCTGTTGTACGCCACGAGCTATACGAGCCTCGACAGCAGCGTCTGTAACCGAATCGAAGATCACCTCATCGTCTTCGATAGGTTGTGTGTATTGCTGATTAGTTGTCTGATAACCTCCGGTCTGGTTAGCAATTGCCTCAAGTTGCCCTGAATCTCGATTGACCCTGTAACCTTGAGAAGCATACTGAGCATCTAGGGCATCGAAGGCACGAGTCTTGTTTTCTTGCTCAGTCCTAAGCCTTCCTTCCCAGGTTTTCCAACCATTCTTTGCCTCTTCTAGTAATTGTTCATCAGTTGGCCCGGATTGTTCTACTTCTAAAGTCTCTTCAACCTCTCCGATTCCAATATCTTCTTCGTTTGTCTGCATCAATTATTTTCCTTCCATTGTTCAATTGTTTGCCTTGGCAAATTGACTATCTGCACGAGAGCAGAAATCAACTGTTGTCTACGCGAAATACGTATCGCAAAAAGCATGGGATCGTCACCCTGCCTAAATGAGTCCGAGATAAGAGCCATTGCCTCACTTTCAGCCATAGTCTTAATCTGTGTCTCAAGCCGCGACCATCCCGGCCGGTTGAGGAGTTCCTGGTATTCCGTTGCCGCCGCCTTCAGGTCTGTTTTCTCCTCCTCCTCCGACAACTCCCGGTGTTTCCTGTCCCTGATCTGGAACCATCCCTGGGGGAACAACTTGTCCTTCCGATTGAAGCCGCATAACAATCGCTTGAACGGCCATCGGGTTAAGAATCGTTGCAACACTCAAAGCCTCCTCAAATGTACTAGGTTCACTGCCTAACCATCCTTCCGGGTCTTTTTCACCCATAGCCTGTATGAACTTGCTTTCGGCTCTATACCATCGCTTGACCTTATCAAGTAGTGATTCCCGTGTATCTAGTGGCGAGATAGCTAAGAACGGACTTTGTGCGATTGTCTGCTTCAGTCCCATTGATCTCTTGAATCTAACTTCAGGACTTGAACTTGCGTAAGTCCCATGAGCAGTGATCTCATAAGTCCCCTTATTCCATGCCGGGTTAGTTATCTCAAACGGTTCTTTACCTCCAGTATTGCTCTTGAAGTTGATAGGGGCTGGTGGCATAAACTTCCATATCAACTGCAAGAAGTTCTCACCAAACGCTTCTAGTCCTGTATTTTCATCAATTCCCATCTGTATAGTGCCAACGTGATAATTGACTTGTTCATTCCCAAGTTCAACGACTGTGGCAATCTCAAACTTCGTATGGGTTCCTTGCGATGGTTTACCCATATTGGTGTCAGATACAGTCGTGACGCGCTCTGTAGTGTTTCTTACTATCTCCATTAGCCCCATTGCACTGCCAATAGCAGCAAACGTAGCTGGTGGAGTAGGAATAGGGGTTATATCTGTTGGATTATTAACAGGCCATTTCTCGAACGGCCCCCATCGTAAGTTTTTGTTATTGTATATAGCTGAGGACACAGCCATAGGAGGCATAATAGACATCTGGAATCCGTCTGTGCAGGCATTGAACACACTATTGAGCCATTCCTGCATACCTCGTATGTCCTCACACATAGACCCACCCCACATGGAGTTTGGCTTAGGGCTGTATATGATTGGGAAGAATGGCCATAGTGCTTTTTCACCGAACGTATCACGGAAATCTATGCACTTCAGAATAACCGCATCGCCTTGCGTCTCACTATCCCAATATGCAAGAACAAACCATTCTCGCTCAGAGTCTTCACCTAGAGGAGTGTATCTGTAAATCCCCTCCCAACACTCAAAGCTTGCATTCCATAAGCCTATAGGAGTTACATTCTCTATACCTTGTTGCTCATGTGTCTGACTGACACTATTATCCGTTTGCCACTGAGTCTTTAAGAAGTCAGTGGACTCCGAATACAGGTTATCTCCGGCCTTTACAATGTCGTTCCAACGTAGTGTAACGCGAACAAACGCACCGTTAGCTTGAGCAAAAGATGGTGCGGTGTATGGAAGCAACATCATATCTTCTGTAATGACATAATCACAGGTCGGAAGAACGTCGAGTTTTGATATACTGACTGGTTTACCAGAATTAAAAACATCTATCAGCCGTGGGGTTGGCTTGCCAGTATGCTTGATACCACTTCTAAGCCAACACTGGCCTGTTTGCAATGCTTCCTTGATAGCCATTCCGCCCTTAGATCGCAATCGTGTACGCTCACACCAGAACTGGAGGTATGATTCTTGCTTCTGTTCGTATTCAAGAGCTTCTGGTTCAGTTGCACTTATTTCAAATATAGGATCGGAACCAAGTGCTGTGTTGGCAATGGAAACAGAGGCGGAATTGATATGAGCCTTAGTTGTGGGAATGTTGACGTTGCTTGACCACTTGGCTTTAGCTGGCTTGTCGGGCAGAATACCTTCATACTGGTTACGCCATATAACAACCTTCTCTCGCAGACCTCGTGAAGCAGTCCACGTATCTGCAAACTGTTTTCCAAGAACCTGACCTAACTCTAGCCGTTCCTTCGAGTCAAGTTTGATCTTCTTCGCGTCGGTTGTTATGACTGTACCAGTATCCATTATGAGTCGTCCTCGTTTCGCTATTTGGTATAATGCACTTTATTGTGAATTGCTCCGCATTCCCCGCAAACTTCTGACATCCCTTTGTCAATATCCCTATGATTGAACCATGCTATGATTGCTGTATACGACCACCCGGTTTTCATTCCGCCCATCACTAGCATTACACCTATAAAACAACAATGGTCACAACCAGCACCCTTGCACTCTGGACACTGAACAACCCCATCACCTGGGAAGTTTTTTGAGTGTAAACTATTCACTTCCGCTGCATTCTCGTCGTCAATCAATTCTTTTTCCATGTTAATACCTGCCATTATTTTTGATTGCTACGATTAGCCGCATATTTTTTCTTAGCGCCATATCGTTCTCAAAGTCCCTTTTCTTGATTTTCACTTCTCGTCTTACCACTCGTTTTGCGTCTCTAAGTAAATCCTGCTTTTCGGTTATTTGATTAAAAAGGTCTTCGCAACATTGCGTGGGGTCAGCCCAATTGCCGGAGAGCACAGGGCCAAGATAGTTCTCGTCATATAAATCAGCCCGCCAGTAACCCTCTGTCCAATCCATCAACACCTTAAACCTTCCCAACTAAGCCTCCAATACCGCCAATACATGTTCAGATTTCACAAGCAATCTAGTATCATTAACTATTAACCCTGAGCCTTCGCCAAAGACTACTTTATCCATAGGCTCAAAACCATCAACAGATTCACCGATAGCATATACCGTCCCTATCGGTTCCGCCTCACGTAAAAACCTGATAGTCTCATTTCTACCCTCATCATAAGCATCAGAAAGGGTATATGTATAATTTTCTGGTATGTGAATACCTCCATCTGTGATATTCTTTAATACATTAGGAACTAAGAGAACATGGTCGCCAATAGGAACAATCTCACCATTTACCACCTTACCCATAACGTGCTCGTGCCTTATCAAATCAAGGTCAACTCTATCATCGGTTTCAAACTGCAAGGAGTAACCGCGCTCGTATACCACCCAGTCACCATCAGTGAACCCAAGTTCCTGGCCGTGGACAGGTTCTCCGGCTTTAAGAACCAACCCAAACGGCTCTTGGTAGTTCCATTCTCCCACTGTGTCCGGTATTATTATAGCACCATCTCGTTTTGGTGGCTCAACTGGTCGTATCAAGCACAGGCCAGGACGCAAACGAACATCTTCCCAATCCTCGTAGTTAACTGCCATAGGGTATCACTCCGTATCTACCATAAAGCATCAATTTTCCAGTACCAGTATCAAAATCATTTTTGTGTCTTAGCTCCCAATCCTGTCTAATCACAAGCCTATTACCAGTTGGTTTTCCTATTGGTGATGTGAACTTAATAGGGCAACCATATACAAATGTTGCGCCTAACGGATGCGTATACGCATCTTCTTCTGCACTCAATCCAGCAAACACTTTATCCATTACAAGCCTTCCTTGTCGGGGTAGCGGCACTTGTCAGATATGGCACTCCAGCAATCTCTTTGCGCTGGAGGTGTTCGCCACACTCGCAAGTCTGCTTATCTCGCTCGTCTACCGATGAATGGCGCGTTACAGTGCGTTTACAGTGTTTACAGTCGTAGTCGTAGATCATTCGTCTATATATCTCCCATCTTTAACCATCAATCTGCTCCTGTAGTTTTGCAATACGCTTGTCGTTGATAGGACATTGACGTCCTCTATAGTCTGTGCGTTGTTCCGTGGTCTCCTCGTATATTTTCTCGTCTGATATTGAACAGGTCATATCATCATACTCTGGATGAGTATTGCATAACAGACAATCCTTGCAAATCATTAGTAGTACCTCCTTTATTGCAACTTGATATGATTCCAAGACTTTCTATCGCGTATTTGCCTAATGGTATACGGCATCACATCAAACTGTCTAGCAATTGCCCTAATTGCTAATCCACGGGCAAGTGACCGCTTTATCTCAACCACTTGATAATTAGTCAGTTTAGAGGCTCCAATTCGTTCTCCCCGGGCAAACCTACCCTTATTTGCACAATCCTTAATATTATCCTGTTGGGTGCCAAGGAATAAATGAGCAGGGTTTACACATGACCTATTATCGCATCGGTGTAGTATACATAACCCATCAGGGATAGCACCAACATTGATTGTATATGATACCCTATGGGCTAATTGCATCCGGTGGCCTACTGCAAATCTTGCATACCCATCTGGCCATATATACGTCATCCACTCCCAACATTGATTAGTTTCGCCGATCTTTACCTTACTCCAAAATCGTTCCTCTAAAGTCATTTTAATACCTCCGATTAGTATTTCCGATATTGTAATTACGGGCAGGCGGCATCGGAAGGCCGCTTTTCAGTAGCTAACCTAGCCCGTAAATGCTAATAATAACGACCAGCCCTTCCGATGATTGGCTCATCATCCTCTTCCCTATATTCCTGATGTTCCTGTTTGTAAACCGGCTCGAACATCGAACCAACGATGTATTCCAACGCGTTCATTATATGGCTCCACGCGTTTTTGTCAACCGTCGCCTTATAAATCTTAGTCTCTCCCACCTGCTCGTACTTATAAGCTCCTTGGAAGCCCTCTATTATCATCCTGCACTGAGGGCTGATAGCCATAGCAGAGCGACCTTGAGAAGAACGACAGAGTATATCGAGAATAGCCTGCTTGCGTTCAGTGAATGTCACAGGGCCACGTCTAGGATGTATGCCCTTCTGCTCAAGAATCATTATAGCTGACTTTCCGTCTGTCATACTCGGTGTCCATCCTGCGGGGTCGCTTATATCCACCCATTCGCTGACATCTGGAAAATGTTGTTTGCAATAGAACAGGACATCATCGGCAAAGTCCGGTATCTCGCGAGTCTTGCTGTCGCCGCGGCCGTCCCAGGTTACGATCTCGCTAATAACATCCAACCGCCTTAGTCCATCCCACTGCGCTATACAGCAGGCAGGCTGGTTGTGAGTTGGGCCTATATCCCAGCCACGATACATAGGCAGTGCAGGGTTGTATAATAGTGGCGCACTCGAAACATGCCAATCAGCAACGAAGTCCAGCGCATAGACAGGCATACCGGATGCTATTGTCCAGTCACGCTTGAACTCTTTACGCCAAGCTCGCTCATCCATGCCCTCTCGGGTTTTTGCCTCCCACTCGGCAGAACGCTTGGCAGGATTGGCTACATAGTCCAGTCCGACGACAGTTACTCCGAGCTTGTTTTTGAACTCACTAACTCCTAATATGACGCTTAACCTCAACCTCTGGTAATTCGATACCTAGTAGTTCTGCCGCCTTTACAGCCAGTGCCTCAAACTCGGCAAGCATGGTATAGCCATCAATAGACTGCCCTTGATTAGAGAGTAGCACTTTACCTTCGCGACTACATAATTCTATATCTACCAATCGCCTAAGAATCTCCTCCATAGTTTCCACTCCTATCATTGCTCACCGTAACACCAATCGTACATATAGGCTCCGAGTTCGGGTGTGCTCACAACTATGATGCGTCCCCCGCCGTCGATAGTAGGTTTTGCCGCTGTCATTGCCTCTCGTTGTCGTGCCTGAAAAGCGAACTCATCGAAGAACACATTGGACGCCGTGAACTGTCGCAACTGGTCGGCTCCCTGAGCGACTGCCTGAATATAGCTGCCGGTCGAAGGACAACTCAAAAGGTCATAGCCCATCCCATCCTTGCCAGTCCATTCAAGTTGTGGCTTGTTCGGCCAAACATCATCCGGTATCCTTCTGTAGACTCCAAGCGCACGCTCATCCCCAAGTAGATACGCAGCGTCTTCCAGTTTTTTTGATACTACGAAGTTCGCATGGTTTGGCTGCGTAAGCGTATCATAGAGCAACCACGACATAATACACCAGGTTATCATCATCCTGCGGCATTTATCTAATGCTATCAACTGCTCTCTCTCAATAATGTTGATTATCTCTCTCAGATAACCGTATTGTAGCTCTCCTGTCTCCTCCCAGATTATATTACCCGGAAACTGTCGGATTGTGCCGCTGGCTTCGTCTTTAGTCCACACAGCGCGGCTGAGGAAATCCCATGAGTCTGTGAACGGCGCGGGTTGTGAGCCGGTCAATAGTCGCTTGAACAACGGTGCTATCATATCGGGAGTCGCTGCATTAGCCGGGATACGCATAAATAGTAACCTCTCAGTCTCGGACATCTAATACGACTGTCAATAATTTAATTGAGCAGCTTGCATCATCTCCAATTTGATCTAGTAATTTAGCAATGCGACGTGTGTTAATTGGACATTGACGTCCTCGATGGTCTGTGCGTTGTTCCGTGGTCTCCTCGTATATTTTCTCGTCTGATATTGAACAGGTCATATCATCATACTCTGGATGAGTATTGCATAACAGACAATCCTTGCAAATCATAACACTACAACCTTCCGCGCCCTACACTCCCCGCCAGTGCCAGTACTGATGTGTTCTCCGATTACCTCCTGCAAACACTGGTTGAGATTACGGCGCGCCTCGATCTCTGTCTGGCCATCACCAACGAGCGCATACTCACAGCCGGGAAGGGTGGCGCAGAAACCACCACCCTCTGAGTCGGGGATTTTGGTAATCAGCGGCATATTGGTGGCGTATCCACATTCCACAAACAGGTTCATCGCCTCCCCCAACTCGGATCATCAGGTGGTGCTGGTGGCATGTCTGCGTTATCGTCGTAAGGCTGTCTGTTATCGCCTTGGTAAACCGGTTTAGCTTGCCCAAGGAGGCCCGTCTGGGGTCGCCCGCCTCCACAACCACACAGTGCCAATAGAGAGAGCAGGATAATGATTCTAAGGCCGTTTTTCACAATTACCTCCGTTTTGGTTCTGTTACATGCTGTTACAAGATTGTTACATCGTGCTTCTACCGGGGGCTAGTTACGTCATTCCTCCGGTATTACAGCAACTCTCTATTCACGCTCGCCAGGGCTACCAGGGATAGGATGATTAGCGCGTGTTTGTCGCCTCGCGCTAGACGCCTGACTCCCTCTCTTGCCCCTACCGCCCACGTCATCAGGACGGCCTACAGCCCCCGTTGTATATCTGTTTGAGTGCTCCTGTTAGTTGCATTTGTGATGGGTAATTATTACCCAATCTTCGCATTTTCCAACGCGCCAACACGTGCCATCAGGTCCTCAATATCCCGTTGCAGATCGCCGATAGCGTTGTTGACATGTTGTAGGTATTGACCATCAGGTAATGGGTTTTGCGCGACTAATGTTCGCGCATCCGCCAATTGTTTAGATATCGAGCAATATAATTCTGTTATCATTCTATCCAATCCTCTCCACAAACTTGGCCATGATCGCCTCAGCGTTCGGCTCACCCTCCAGCGCGGCCCTGAACGCGTCAACGTATTTAGCTAATTCTGCTTGCAGGCCGTCCTGAGTTATCACGTTGAGTGTCTGTGCCGCCTCTGTTCCGATGAGTTTCATGCCCTGCGCGTTAGCGTCGAGAACTATTTTGAGGTCTGGATCATCTCCATTTTTCCACGCGGCCTGTTTGACAGCCTCGGCAGTGGCTAGTTGGTTGGCTCTGTGTTCGGCTATGGTGGCTGTGGCATTGGCCCGCCACTGATCCTCAATTGCTCTGAGGTCATGATTGATGGTTGCCACGTCTACGCCGATAATCGCAGCTATGGCGCGTTGTGATTTACCCATTACCCTGAGCTTCGCGACGCGCTCTCTACGCTCTAATATTCTGTCTCGTGCAGCAGTGTTGAGTGCCATGATGTTGCCTGTATTATACCACGTTTTTGATTAGCAAGCCGGTTGAGCTCCTTCAGGGTTACTATAACAACCCGGAACGCGCTCAACCGGCTCTAATTTGCCGTTAATCGAGGCTATGCCAGGAACCGTGTGAGTCGCACATTTGTAAACCATCCATTTTCCCTGCAATTTTCCTTCTAGGTTGATACATCCATCACATTGCTGTTTTTCCATCCGTCTACCTCCCCTGCATTATAGCACTTTGCCGGTTTTCAGGTCAGCTATCTCGGGCCGTCTGCAGCAGCGGCGATGTGATGCTGATTTTTTCCACGTGCGCTGACACTGACGGCAATAGGTTTTGTATCCGAGTTTAAGCAGCGCGTTAACGCTCGGTTTTTCGTTTGGGTGTTTGGTCACGGTTTATCCCACGTAAGCGACGCTTTGAAAATGCCATCGGTGTAGTTTTCCCCTTCTCGCTCGAGCGAATCGGCCTGTTTTCTGAGCCAGTACGCGATGTTAGCGCGTTGAGCTTTCAGCATTTTACCCGGATGCTGAATTTGTAGTTTTGCGACTGGTTTATCTGTGTTTTTCATCTGTCAATTCTCCTATTGGCATTGATAAACCTATCAACTCACCACCTCCTGAGTGCTGAGAGGTGCGTCCTGAGCAGGCAGAGCATCAGCGATTGAGCCGAACCCTGTTGGGATAGGTTGTTGTTTTGGATTGTGAGTAGCTACTGCAAGCCGCTCGCGATCCTGTTTGTTTATGTCGCATTCGGGGGTTGGTGCAACATAACCCGTACGGCTCCGTCTGGGTTCCGGTACAACATCGACAGATGGGATAATGGCGGGGGTTTCCCCGCTTTTTTTAGGAAATATATTTTCCCCACTTTCTTTAAGAGAAGTATATTGTACCGGTATAGCCGTGGAGCTATGACTTGCCACGCTTGAGTCATAGCCTGTGGGCAAGGGGGGGATAGCTTGGGAGCTATGACTTACAATAGCCGTGGAGCTATTAGTGATAGCCGTGGAGCTATGACTTTTAGGTTGTTTGACTAATAGCCGTGGAGCTATGACTTTACGCCACTCGCAGTAGTTTTTGTTCAACGAGTACTTAGTGGATTTATAGCCGTTGCGAGTGCGATTCACAACACTCATTGACTCAAGCTCATCAGCGACTTTTGTAATATCGTCACGGCTCACGATCCCGCTTAACTCTTGCAATTTAGCCCGCGAGATATGTTTGGATTTTCGATGCCATCCATATGTCTCACGGATTATAGACAATAATAATGAGTATTGCCGTGAGCTAAATGGAAACTTGCTTATAGCCTCAAGTAATTCATTGGCAATCTGAGTAAAACCGTTCTCAAGTTGTGGGGTTGGCATTAGTCACCTCCCCACAATCACCATTTAGTTTATGATTGCATACTCCACAAAAGTATCGAAAGCGATCCTCATCATTATCGATTCCGTGTTTGGCTGAGGTTATCTCGACGGCATCGAACACCTCATTAAGTCCGAGTTTGCGTAAATAGCGGCGGATTACTGCTTTGTTTGATGCAGGGAAGAAGTCATTAAGTCCCAAGGCGCGCCATTGGGTAACAATGAACTCCGTTTCAGTGGCGATCTCTTCGGAACGTTGCTTGATTGCCTCAATTTGCTTTGTCATAATACCTCCCGTAGTATTCCCGGTGATTAGAGGATGGGGACGCCGCCGGGAAACACGGCTTGTCGTTTGTAGAGCTACTACATTCCAAGTCCCCATTACATTCTACATCTACAGTCTACCCCACTGCGTCCGACCTGTCAATGGGGTATTTTTACCCATTTTCGTGCTCAAAATGGGATGCGGTATTAAATAACTGAAAATAGATGTTGACACTTACATACATTTAGGGTATACTCCTATTGACGCTCAATCATGAGCACAAGAAAGGGAGCTACTAAAATGGAAAATTTAATTATTGGGAATACAGAAATCATGGTTAATGACTTGAGAGCGCGCGGCTGGGAGGAGGATATTTTGAGCCAACTTCCGGCGTTAATTGAAAAATTACAAGTTGGTTCATTGATCTGTGCTAGAGGCACAAAGCACAGTACGCGTGAAATACGTTGGATAGAAAAAAGCTACAGGCTCCTACCGGAAGAGTCTGCATCTCGAATAAGGCAAAAAAAGGGCTGGACTACTTGCCTAATATACGTTAAGGCAGAAAGAGGTTTGTGAAATGGGACGTTTGGGACGCTATAGATTTGCAGAACTGAGAAGGGCATGGAATCGTGAAGCGAAGTCGCGTTATAAAATACCCGTCTGGGACAAGGAAGCTTATAGCGCGCTGAAAGAGGAGGCTGTCGAAAGAATGTGTTGTAGCGGACAGCGCCATCTTGAAATGCCGTCGTATCAAGCGAAAGACGGATGCACTCACGTTTTTGAGTTTTAGGAGGAATTGATTATGAACACACGGAAAGGGAGTTACGATGATTAACAGAGAAGATGACATTATGCAGGCGAAAGGGGTCTTGGCCGGAGCATCCATAGTCAATGTGGGTTTTGTGGGTAAAAAAAACTATTTTGATGCTATCAAGACGCTTCAAAAGTACGGACTATTTCCGGCAGGAAATCCTCGTGACTATCAAGATACCGACAGAGCTTGTCAGTTTCAACGCGAATGCGAAAACCGAGGCTGAACAGAGAGAATAACTAAGGGACACGAAAGGGGATTACGAAAATG